TAGTCTTGCTTGGCTATTTCCAACTTTATCCCATTCATAAACATGATGTAATTGTTTTGGTTTAATTCTAGCCTGAGCATCAATATATTCTCCGAAATCTTTACTTATCTGATCAAAGATTACGGTCTTAAACTTATTTTGAAATCCTTTATTACTTGTTAGTCTTGCCACAACATGTGCCTCATAGTATACAAAGGCTGATATCTGAGCAACTGTGCTATCTTTGAGAACGCCACCTCTAGAGCCAGACATTAATTTTTCTAGTCCACTTGCTGCTTGAACTAATAATACACTAGAGTCCAATTGTCTGGTTCTCCGACCTCTTCATATTTGTGCTATATCCAATCACCCTGCCAAATGCGTCCATGATTGGTGTTGTTCCAACTACTTCGAATACCGTTGGGGTCTCTGTAGGATAGTCTAGCTCTGTCCAAATAATCTTGCCAGTAGAGTCTTTTATGTTTGTTGCCTTTTCTCTACCAGTTAACTTTTCAACTGTTCTAACTTGAATTAATTGTTCATTTGTATAAGTGTTGCTAAATGTTTGTCTATCGCTTGACCTTGTTGTTGCAGAATTACTAATGATTCCTTTAACGTGGCAGTTAACGGTTTTATAGTAAGACCATTCTCTTTTAATGGCCCCAGTATTTACATCCTGAGCTTCTGTTTGTCGGTATACATCCATTTTCATGGACATAACTGACTCTACAAGGCCAGCCATTATTAAATCACGACCATGTTATTTATTACATATGGTTCTAGCAATTGATCTGCATAAGCGCATCCAGTGCCAGTATTAATGTCTGAGCTATAATCAAACTTCCAGTCAAATGTAGAAACAGACTTCACATACTGATCTTTCCAGGCTCTATCCTTATCAAAGTAGTGGCCCATCAATTGTATGCATGCCTGCTCAACTGCATCAGGAATTTCTGCCCATCCAAATTCTGCTTCTATTCTGTATCTTTGATTATTTTTAAATGCTCCACCATAACCAAAGTCGTTAACTGTTGGAGGAACCATTCCGTTTGCAGTATAGACTGTATTATCTAAGTAGCTTGTCTCATCTACTCTTAGTCCATATCCGCCTTCAGTGATTACAGGAATATATCCCCAAACATTAACTTCTGGGGTTACTGTATTATCAACAAGCAATGTGTCATTATAATATACTTTATATAGACGATTCATTTTGTATGGAAGAGGAAGCATGTTTGTTCCTGAACCATATCCTACATGAACATCATCGTATACGAAGAAGTCTTGACCGCAATAATTTTCAATAAGCTTTCTTGCATACTTCTCTGCCATTCTAAGCTGATGGTAAGTCTTATAGTCTGGATCAGAAGCATCTGTTCCAAAGTTTAAGTCCTCTATTGCTTCAGCCATATTGCAATATGGTGTAGAAATGCTGCAGTATGTTGAGTGTGATGTAGAAGATCCATTAACTGAATACTTCCAGGTTAATTTTAATTTTTTATTTGTAGCTGTTATTGATCTAGGAATTTCAACAGAATATGTTCCATTATCAGTTTCAGATTTAATTGCTACAGAGTTACTAGATATCAGTGTCTGTGTTACTGCTGAGGCTAAAGAATCAGAAATATCTAAAGATCTAGATACCTCATAAAAATCTACCAATACGTTAGCGTCAGCAGAAACGATATCATTTTGCCAAAATATTTTAGTTGAAACTAAATCATTACTGTATGTATATACTTCTGCCATTTAGTAGGTCTTAGCTGTAAAACTCCTGGACTTCCTTTGGAGTTGCTAATCTAAAACCACCCTCCTTATCAAAGATTACCTGTGCCTTGTCTTTATGCATAGCAACGAACGGGTGCTCTTTTGTGAATGTGAATCCTAGCATATCATATCTAAAGTTAGCTCTAGTCATGCGAACAAGCACAGTATCTTCTGGCTGATCTTTCTTAGGGTCAAACTTAGGCAGGACATCCTCGGAAATTTCTTCCGCCTCATCTTCAAGCTTTTTGATTGTCTGTTGGTATACAGACCATGTTACGCCTTCTTCAGCGAGTGCTGCAATTACGTCAGCCTTATTCTTTAAACCATTTGTATCGACCGCAAAATCTTCTGCAATCTTCTTTAGTTCCGCAACTTTTAGTGTGTCAAATGACATACATTTCTCCTTTTTCTAGGTCATTTAATTATAGCATTAGTAAATTAAAATGAAAAGCCCCCTAAATAAATAGGGGGCCTTTCTTGCGGGTTCGCAATAATTAAATTATGATGCGACCTTAACGTTCTTTACGACTACCCAAGCGTCAGCTTGTTCGATCTGAACACCAACACGAGTATACATTGTATATTCGATTGAGTCCTTACGTGGCCAGAAGAAGCGATAAACAGTTACGTCACGCTTAACACCAATAACAACGTTATTTGGGAATGTCAAGTGGATGTCACCGTGTGAACCTGAAGGTCCTGAGTAATCACCTGTCTGTGTTTCTGGAAGAAGTGGAACTTCAACGATTGGAATACCAAATGCGTATGGAGCTACATATCCTGCAGGGCCACCTAGTGGCTGAACATCTCCACGGATGATGCTTGAAGCAATATCCTGTGGGATTGTCTGGTTTGTTCCGATGCTGTTAGCATATAGGAAGTCTTGGATCAAGTTTGATCCAACCAAGAAGCGTAGATCTGTTCTGCGCTGCTTATACTTACGTGGAAGAGCCTTTAGAGCTGAGTTAAATAGTGCACGTGAAACTACTGCTCCACCTGCATCTACAACGTGTCCGTTAGCCTTAGCCAACTTCACTGCACCGTCAAATGACTTATAAAGTGCATCTGATGTTAGTGCTGTGTTACCGTTTAGAAGAACATCTTCGATGTCATTACCTGCCTGTGTTGCCATCATGCGAGCAATGTGATCTTCTAGATCTGGACCTTCAATGTTGTCTTCTAGAGACTCTGTTGAGAGCTCCCAGTCAAGACGTAGCTTCTTTGTTGTCAAAGAAATCTTTGAGAATGTTACAGCGCTGTTAGCGGCTGTATCGTCTGCTTCGGTAGCGAGCTTCATAAGCTTCTCGCCAACTCCAATACGATCAATCTCGGTTGTGTCAGACTTCATGCGGACTGTGCGAGCTACCTTACCGATAACTGTTGAGTCAAACATGTAGTCTAGGAATCTTGCAGATTGCTCTGGATTTAGTAGTCCACCCTTTGAGGTAGCACCAACGTGAATCCCAGTTCCTGAAAGGGAACCTGAGAAATCACCAGTATCAACTGTTCCAGCAGCGATTGTTTTTTCTAGTATTTCGTTACTCATATTTTTTTACCTACCTTAGTTTGAAAAAATTTCATTTACGGAACCGAGGAAAGAACCGTTCCATTTTGATTTTTTGATTGTTACTTCCTGAGACCCGCCAAGGTCTAAGGACTTCTTAATTGCAGTATCACCTTCAACTGCATCGACACGTTTTTCAACGCCATCAATTGTGTTCTTTATGTTTTCTACTGCCTTTGATAGTGCAGCGTGTTGTTCTGCCAACTCTGAAATTCTGGTATCAACGCTCTTGCTGAAAGTCTCAACTGTCTCTGTGACAGCCTTAACCTGTGCAGCATTTGCATCAGTAGCCTTAGTTAGAGTCTCTGAGAAAAAGCCCTTTAGATCGCCCAGCATCTTTGCAAAATCAGGTTCATCAACCTCAACTTCTGATACGTCGGCTGCTTTTTCCAGAGTTTCGGCAGAAGCGTCTACTGCTGCATCATCTGCAGGAGCTGCTGTCTCTTCAACAGCTGGTGTTTCTTCAACAACAGGAGTTTCTTCGACAACTGCGTTTTCTGTATTTTCTGACACTTCATTACCTCCATCTGCGTTTGCCTGTTTTGCAATTATTTGTGTATCAGGCAACGACAATCTTGACTTCTTGTAAGAATCAAGAATCTTATCTATCTCTTGTGACTTGTTTATATCTGCTGACTCAACCCAACCGATAAGTGTTGCTGGCTTACCAGTAACTGGCGAGTTGTATTCTGAATCTGTTGAGATAAAAACTGACTCAGTGTCTTCGCAATAAAAAATATTTTCTGCAACTGTTTCTGCTGCAATTCCTTTAAACATTAGCTGACCATTCATCTTTGAAATAGAAAGAATGTTGCATAGTTCATTTGCTGGGGAATCTACGATTGATAGTTCTAGCAATGCGTAGTCCTTAATAAATCTTGTAGCCTTACCTGTTGCCTTATTGACTTCATTATCTGATTCAATAATCTTTCCGCCAATTGAAAAACCTGCGAGTGTTCCGTCTAGAACTTTCTCCCAAGTATCTTGTGCGCCTTTAGAAACGTATGCATCAACATACACTCCGTTGTAAAATTCTTTTGTAGCTGGGTCATAGTATGTCTCTGGCTTAAATGAAAGCATCTTTCCTACTGT